CGGTCAAAAGACTCGCGCAAGAGGTGCAAGCGCACTAGACAGAATCAACGTAGCACGTTTGGTAATTTACCTACGCAGCCAGTTGAATCAACTTGCTAAGCCTTATATCTTTGAACCAAATGATAAGATCACACGTGATGAGATCAAACAAGCGGCAGAGAGTTTAATGCTTGAACTTGTAGGACAAAGAGCACTTTATGACTTCTTGGTAGTTTGTGATGAATCAAACAATACACCAAGTAGAATTGACAGAAATGAGCTCTACTTAGATATTGCAATTGAACCAGTCAAAGCAGTTGAATTTATTTACATTCCATTGCGTTTGAAAAATACTGGGGAAATAGCAGGTCTATAAGATGATAAATAGATATAACAGGAGCAAATAAATGGCAATTTCAACACTATCAAAAATCACAGTGCCACTAGCGAGCGGAGACAGCGCAAGCAATCAGGGCTTGTTGATGCCAAAGCTACAATACCGCTTTAGGGTATCACTGGAAAACTTTGGTGTTTCGACACCAACAACTGAACTTACAAAACAGGTTGTAGATGTTACTAGACCGACAGTTGCTTTTGAACCAATTGAGATTCCAGTATATAACTCCAAAGCATATCTAGCAGGAAAGCATACATGGTCCCCAATTACATTGAACTTACGTGAAGATGTTAATAACAACGTTCAAAAGTTAGTAGGCGAACAGTTACAGAAGCAGTTCGACTTCTTCGAACAGTCAAGCGCAGCATCAGGTCAAGATTACAAATTTACAACACGTATTGAAATCTTAGACGGCGGTAACGGTGCTAACACACCAACTGTACTAGAAACATTTGAACTATATGGTTGCTTTGTAGTAAATGCAAACTATAACGAACTTGCATATGCTAACAACGATCCGATGAGAATTACACTAGAAATCCAATATGATAACGCAATCCAGACACCACAAGGTACTGGCGTTGGTACAGCAGTTGGACGTACAGTTAATACTCTAGTAACTGGCGGCGGCGTATAAAATATAGTTAATACTAGTTAAAGGGAGCTTTATGCTCCCTTTTTTATTATCTACGCACTTAATTCATATAGATAAATATTAGTATGGCAAGCAAGTTTAATGGATTTCTCGACAATGTAGCAGCAGGGGTGTTAGGCCCTAAAGGTAATATGGCGGATTGGCAACATGCTAATAGGCTGTTCGTTACCGATAATCAACGCCTGGCTCCCAAGCATAAGCATCTCTATCATTGCCATTTTGTATTAGATCCAGCAGCATCTAATGTACTTCCTGATCTAAGGAATAAGCATAATCTAGAAATAGGTATGCTAGTTAAAAGTGCAGACTTACCTACATTCAGAGCAGAAGTTGAAACAAAAAACAAGTACAACCGTAAAAAGAATGTACAGACAGCTATAGCATATCAGCCTGTAACAATACAATTCCATGATGATAACTACGGTGTTACAACAGCATTATTAGAAGCATATTATAGATATTATTTTGCAGATGGTAACTATGGCAATGATCCTGGCGCATTTAATAAAGCTGGTTCAGGAGACCAAACTTACAAAGGATCCGGAGCAAACCAATACAAGTATGGTTTAGATAATAATATTAGTGTTCCTTTCTTTAGAAACATTCAAATCAGCCAAATGGCTCGTAAGAGTTATACAACATACACTCTAGTAAATCCTATCATTACAGATTGGAAACATGATAGTGTAGATAGTGGCGATGGCAGTACTATGCTTAATACTATTACTGTTGCTTATGAAGCAGTACATTATCTAAGAGGAAATGTAACAGCCGGAGCAAACGGAGATCCAGTAGGTTTTGGAGATCCTTCACACTACGATTCTACACCAAGTCCTATTACATTATTAGGTGGTGGCACACTTGGATTAGGTGGAATATTTGGCGGTGCAATAGATCTATATGATTATATTACCAAAGGCAAGAACTTTAATAATCCTCTAGAAGCAGGAATAGCAGCAGTAAATTTAATTGGCAATTTTAGGAATTTGTCTAAAGATGGACTACGAGAACAAGGATTTAGATTGCTAACAGACGCAATTGGATCAGCAGCAGGTATTGATGTAAGTGGTGTTGCTCAGACGTTCTTTCCTAAAAATGGCGGCAGCGGCGGAGCAAAAGATTTAGCCATTGCAACAGTGGCAGTTGCAGGACTGAGTGCTGTTTCAAATGCCGTAAAAGGTCCAAATAATCCTGCAGAACTTGAAGCAGCAAAATTTGCTCAATTCCAAAACGATTACCAAGCATCTGGCAGATCTGGGGGCATAAATGCTATGAAAGATGCATATTCTAAATTAGGTCCATCGGACCAAGCAGCATTAGCAGCAAAAGTAACTGGAAGTTAATATGACAGCATTACCCAAAGCAGACATCCCAAAAAAATCAGATAAAGAAATAAATCAATTTTTTGATAGGTACTATGATAAGCCTCTTGAATTTGCAGCAAACGATGTAGATTCTGTTTTAGCATTTTTTACAAAAAGAGGATTTGAGCAAAGTGCAGCAGTTGCAGTTTCTTCAGTATTATTGAAGCAAGCAAAAATTGATGGTATAAAAATATTTAAAATTTTAGATACTATGAAAGGCTTGGACGATGTGCAATTAAGTGCAGTTGTAGCAGAAGTTATAAACTATAATAGGCCTAAATCAAGTTCTATAGGTTATAAAAGAACAGAAACTGTTGATAAAGTAGAACGTAGAAACATAAAGGTGTAGATCATGGCAAAGTTTGCCCAAGGTAAATACACCCTTAAAAACCCTAACAAATACATAGGAACAAAAGTACCAACTTATCGTAGCAGTTGGGAATTTGCCTTTATGAGATTCTGTGACGAACATCCTAGTGTTAGTCAATGGGCCAGTGAAGCAATACGTATTCCATATAGAAATCCTTTAACTGGAAAACATACAATATATGTTCCAGATTTTTTTATTGCATATGCCGATGCTAAAGGAAAGCAAAATGTTGAACTCATTGAAGTTAAACCCGCCAATCAAACTTTTAGAGAAAACCTAGGAAAATCTAGAGCCAATCAAGCACATTATGTTGTCAATCAAGCAAAATGGATGGCTGCTAGAGCTTGGTGTAAGCAAAAAGGAATTTTCTTTAGGGTTATCAATGAGGGAGATATTTTTCACACAGGCAGAAGAAAGTAGTAAATACTTCCATGTACGGCAAACCTATAACTCATTTACATTTAGAACCCACATCGGATTGTAATGCCAGATGCCCACAATGTCCTAGAAATTGGAAAGGTACCCTTGATACTGCTAAATGGCTTAATGTTACAGAATGGTCAAAAGATGAACTCGATTCTGTTTTAAATCAGCCAGAACTAACATCTGTTAAACATGTAGCTGTCAATGGCAACTATGGAGATATTGTAAAACACAGTGATCCTAAAGGATTGCTACAAACGATTATTAATAAAAATCATATCTTACAAATTAAAGTTAATACCAACGGCGGAGCCTTAAACAAAGAATTTTGGAGGTGGTTAGCAACACATAGAAAAGTCCATGTAGAGTTTGGAATAGACGGATTAGAAGATACACATCATTTGTATAGACGAAACACACGATATGATGTTGTAATTTCAAATGCAAAAGAATACATAAATGCTGGCGGCAGAGCAATTTGGATGATGAATGTTTTTAAACATAACGAACATCAAGTAGAAGATTGCAAGTTGTTAGCACAAGAATACGGATTTTTAAACTTTACTTATAGGCCTAGTCATAGATGGGTACAAGACTATACTCCAGTTTTTGATAAAAATAAAAAAGAAGAATACAGGATTTATCCAGCTTCAGTAGTAGAAGAAAAAGGAATAACAAAGTTTTTTGAGCCTCCTAAAGCTCCTCCACCTAATTCTCATATAAAATACGATGTAGAAACTGCGAACGACCTACCAACTCCTAATAACAAATGCAACATTGAGTGTAAGGTACTTCCTATTAACGGTAGTGTCAATAATAGTATATATTTGGCAGCTGATGGGAGGATATGGCCTTGCTGCTGGACAGCTTCTCATCATGATAGAATGCTTTCTCAAAATTTTAAAGATGATTTTATTAAAGAATTTTATCAAAAAAAAGGATACAAACAAAATTTTAATAACACAAAAATACATACAATAAAGAAAATATTTCAAACAGAAATGTTTGACTTTTATCCAAAAACTTGGCCAAAAGACAATCCGCACCCTGCATGTAGATACAGTTGTGATGTAAAGTCTAACTTTAATATACAAGAAAACTTAACAAATGGCAGTAGTTTCAAATAAAATAATTTTTATACATGTGCCAAAAACTGCCGGCACTAGTATTAGAACTTGGTTGGAACCCTTTTCAATTAATAGTAACTGGTTTTGGCACATTCCGCTCGAACATGTAAAGAAATCACACCCGGATATACAAGATGCTTTTTGTGTAATACGTAATCCATGGGATTGGTATGTTAGCAAATATCATTGGGAAATATCAAGAAGAGAAAAATTTTTAGCAGGAGATAATTCAGTCAAACTTCCAGATGAAAATACAGAAATATCAACAACAATGTTGCGTTATTATAAGAGCATAGGTTTTAAAAAATTTCTATTAACTATGCCACAAACATCGCAAGAAGTTTATAGTAATGGTTGTAATATAATACTTAAATATGAAAATCTTCATGAAGACTTTAAACAAATACAAAATAGACTTAATTGCTTTATACCATTACTGCACTTAAATGCATCTACAAAAAGAAACTACATGGAATATTATGATAGCACAACCAAAGACTATGTTTATAAAAAACACAAACAGTTTATAGAAAATAATGGATACGAGTTTGATAGCCGATAAATAGTGTTATGACAAAGAAACTAGAAGAAATACTAAATTTGCCTGATTCTAAAGAAATAATTGATGAAGCAAAAGCAGAAGAAAAGAAAAAATCCAAACACTCTGCTGTTGTTGAACAAGAAGAAACTTTTAGAGATATTGCAGAATTTGACAAGATTGCCGCAGCCCTTCCTAGTGTAAAAGGACTAGGCGAAAAGGCTGATGCTGAACTAGAAGATATTGCGCAACGTGCGTTGAGCAGTTACGAAGATCTAATGGATCTTGGTATGAATGTTGAAAGTCGTTACAGTGGCAGAGTATTTGAAGTTGCTGGCAGTATGCTCAAGA